GATTCAGGGTTTGCAATTGCTTCCGCTGTAGCCTTCTTGCCATGCGGGCTTTGTTGCCAATGGTACTGCTCTTCGGCTGGCATTGCATCCCACTCTTTACCGTGATAATCAAGTTCTTCTTGAGTAGGTGTTTCTCTGCCTTTGCTTTGGGCAGTTCTTGTGGCTTCCGTTCTTGCGTAAATAAGTTTGTGCTTATCTTTACCTAATGGAGTTAAAGGTTTTAAGTTTCTATTTGATTTAACGTCAATTGCTGTTCCTGCTTCAGGAACAATAATGTTTTCGTCTAGAGGAGCACCGCCACCGCCACCAGTGGACGCAGCACGCTTTCTTTCTTTCCTTGGAGCAGCAATTTCACGGGCAGACGCTTGAATTTCTTTATCAGGGTCTTCTGGTTTAATGTCCAAATCTGGTGCACCTTCAGCAGCAAGTTCGTACCACTGCTTTAACTTCTCTGGGTCACGCTCATTTGATGCGGCACGACTTGCACGTCTGGCACGTCTTTCTTCATAACTCTCAGGCATTAGTTACCTGCTTTCTTAGCAGCATTTTTAGCCTTACGGGCAGCGGCCTTAGCGGCAATTTGTTCAGGAGTACGAGATGCTTCGTAATCAGGTAGTTTGCCTTGTGCTCTTAGTGCGTATTTACCACTAGGAGTTGACTTCATCATGTCTAGCCAACTTTGGCGTCTTGCGGTTCCCATAGACACTTCACCATTAGAACCAATTGACGCTGTTTCGCTCAAAGGCTCATTCTTTGGGACTGGGGCCTCGTCTGTCCTAGAGTGCGGGTAGTCGTAAATATTGGCACGATACTCTGGCTCAATCATGATAGATGTTTTAGCGGCATCTTTCTTTTGCTGTGAATAATAGTTAGAGGAATCTTCGGTAGTGTGAACAGGTTCTGCTGTTCTCAGAAAGTTATTGGCTGCTTCTAGTGCTGCGGCATGGTGAGGCTTTGCGTGGTCTGGCAGAGATGAAACGTCCATTGTGCTTAGACGGTCAGCAATTTCCCTAACGCCATTAGTAACATCTTCATGCAAAGTAAATCCGTGTTTGCTTCTAATGTCCGCTAGTTCTCCTACACGGCTCTTTAGTACTGCTGCACCACGGCTTTCGGCACCTTGGTGTAAGTATTCTAGTGACTGGTGAAGTTCGTTTAGGTGGCCAGATGCTTTGTGGTTAGACCAATCATTGTATGATGCTTCGGCATTAAGGTCGTCTACGATGCCAGGAGCATCTCCTTTGCTTACACCTCGTAGTGCCTTAGGAGTTTCGTTACCTACACCGCCTTTAAGGTATGGGCGACCCACTACATAGTTACCTTTACCTCTTGAAGGGGTAGGCATTGGTTGTTCTGCCATTAGTTACTTCCTAAACTATCTCTGCTGCTACCAGAATACCCTGCTGGGCTTCCGCTGTACCACGAAACTCTAGGTTCCGTATAAACTCTGTCCAACGAAATCACATCGTTGATATCAGGTTGTAATCTGTTCCCGAAACCAAAACGGTCAGGGAAAAGTCTAATCTGAGGTAATGGAGGTCTAACCTGTTCCTGTAGGACTGCTCCAGGAAGTGTTGCCGCCATTAACGCTTGCTGAGTTAAACGCTCCATGTTCGATGCCCATGGCCCGTTGTAACTCCATTTTGGAGGTAATGCCTCTACGTTTTCTTGTGGGGTATTTACCCAAGGCTTGGTATAGTCATAACGACCATCAAATGAATAAGACGCACCCATGCTATCTCCACACTGGCTTTAAGTATGCTAGTTGAGCGGCACGAATCATGTTCATGGCGTTAGGCTCATTAGCAACAGTATTTGCCTTGCCATCGTTAACTAGATGAGGAGCAGGAGTTAACTGGAACTGAGGTCCAGCCTTAGGTACACGCCAAACACCAGCCTTAGCGTCATACTTGGCTTTAGATTGGCGTTGGATGCCCATTTGGTCATTAAACTCTGGTGACCAGAAATACATTGAAGGCTCAATGCGTTCACCTTTGTGAACACCACGCTGATAGGCTTTCTGCCCAATACGACTCTTAACAGAGTCAAGAATACGGTCATCTCTACGGGAACGAATAGTTCCTAAATAACCGTCAGGGTATTCGGCTGAAGGAACACGTCCTGTACCGATACGGATAGAGTCAAGTTCACCACGAGCAACAGGGATACCCTGTCCACCTTGGTTGTTATAGCCTATGAAACCGTTGCCGCCTAGTGACTGCCAGTTCTGGTTAGGACTAAAGTTGTTGGTTGCTCCAGCCATTACTCACCACGAAGTCTCATAGCACGAGCCTCGTTAATCTTACGAAGAATGTCTTCGTACTTAACTTTCTGAGGCTTTGTTGTGCCACCGTTAGTTGTGGTACCAGCAGTCTTGTCCCAATCACGGTTAGCATACTGGTTCTTAGTGAAACTTCCTTTACCTCCAGGGATGTCTTGTGCTCCTGGACGGTATTGTGGGTCAACATCAGTGGCACCAAGGTCCGCTGTGTGAAGTAGCACGTCACCACCCCATGCTCTACGCATACGGCGGTTCTTAGAAACTCTAGTTCCAGGTAGAGCATAAGCAGCAATCTGCTTCTGTTCAACTCCCATCTTAGATGTTTCTGCTGGGGTTGGAACTTGAACTGATACGTCCTGAGTGAACTTAGAAGGGTCAGTAGAATCTACCCATGCTCCATGAGCAGCAGTTGGGTGGCTTTCGGCTAGAGTAGAGTTCTTTTCCGCAAAATCAGCGATGTCTTCTGCCTTTGCTGGCAATGGACGTACATCTTCAACTCCACCAGGAGGCATCTGACCAACCATAAACCCTTTGCCTTCAACAGGCTCACGAGTTGCAAAGTTGATAGACGCACCACCACCAGTGTTGATGCTGTCCGCAAATTCTGCGTTACTTAGACTACTCATTATTTCCTTACTGAGTAAACCCTGGGGAACTAGTTGCACCAGCATCCCAGTTAACTAGGCTTGAACGGCTTTGACCGCTCAAACCAATAACACGGTCCTTATGACCACCAGTTAGACCTTTGGTCGTGAAGGAACCACCCGCAGTCTGAAATGATGTGCGGTATTCCTTTTGGTAAGAAGTTCCACCACTTTCAGTACCTGTATAGCGGTCTTGCTCTATTCCGCTATGCAGTCTGTCAGGGTCTTCTGTCTGTCTTGCTAGACCCATGGCTATAGTGTTGAGGTCTGGACTTCTTGACCGAAGTTGTTTGTTCGACCAGAAACAGATGGAATCATTTTAGCGTTAGCCATAGTTGGTCCAGCCGCTGGGTCAATGGTTGGAGTAAACGGAACTGTGATGCGGTATGTTGCACCAATACGTTCAATGTTCTGGCGGTTAGCCTTGCTTCCAGGATTGGTAGGGTCGCCAGCCTGTGTGCTCTTTTTAGGAACTAGTGTTCCCTGAAGTGCTGGGGCTGCACTCATTGGAAGACGTGGGCTTCCTACCTGAGCGGCTGCATCTACTGCTTCGTGGTGGGTCATGTGGTTACGTGCTTTCATATTTCCTGCTGCCTCTAGTGTGCTTGAAGGGGTTCCGTTGCGACGACGCATTGCGTGTCCAACACTGTACTTGGTTGCCATAATGGCTCCTTTATCTCTCTATAAGAGTAAACCTTTTTTAACTTGCTGAAATGGCAAACACAATTGCCGAGATTTCTCCATCACGAGATTCGATAGTGGTGAATCCAGGCTTGCAGGTTAGGTCTAGTCCTCGTGGGGCTACATAGCCTCTTGCGATTGCTAGGGCCTTAACTGCTTGGTTTACCGCACCTGCACCTACGGCACGCAGTTTTACCTGACGGTTATCGTAGATTGCATGTGCAATAGCGGATGCTAGAGATTGTGCGTTAGAACTTGCACTTACACGTAGAAAATCTTCTACCGTGGATGGTGCGACGTTTTCTTCTGACATTTGTAGTCCTTAGTTGTCGAATTGTGTGCCATCCCTACAACTAAGAATACCTGCGAATTAGTCTGTTGTGTCCCTATACTTAGGGTCTTTTATTTGCTCAATAATCTGAGTCTCAAAGGCTGAAATTCCATGCCCTCCAGCCAATCTGGCTAGGGCATACGCATCAGCGGCGTTATCATCATTAAACTCTACTCCCCAACGCTTGTACATCTGTAGGAGCATCTCCTGCTTTTTAGCAGTTCCTTTACCCGTAGCATACTTTTTGAGGGTCATTGGTGGAATTTGAAGGGGGGTTTTAAGGTGGTCGTCAAAAAAGTTCCATAGCACCAGTTTGACTGTTGCGGATAACTCACCTAAAACAAGGGCAGAATGACTAGATAGAACGGTGCCTTCCATGGCAATGTCAAGTATGTTATTGCCTTTAAGTAAAAAGCCTTCTAGTTCAGAGTCCAGCCACTCTTGGATATCTGCAAGGCGTTTAACGCCTTTATACGGAGATTTGTAAACTTGAGTAAGGTGGTCTGTCGGAGTTTCAACGGAAACCGCTGAGAGTGCAAACCCTGTTAGTGATTGGTCGATGCCAATAGTTATTTCTTGGCTGCTTTTCAGGCCTCCGTTGAACTCCTTAACTGCCATTATGACTCTTAATCCCGTTCATTAAACCTGTTAACTCTAAAAATAGTTCGTCAATGGTGGTGTCGTTAGTTATTACCACGTCAAAGTTATTGAAAGAATCCATCTCTATCTCTGAGGCATGAGAGTTAGCGGCTATGACATTTGGGCGATTAACTCTCCAAACTTGACCATTCATCATCTTGATTGCGTTTGCCTCATTCAAGAACCTAACGTCCGAAATTACGACGTCTCCTTTAACTTCTAAGGCTTTATTCATTAGATAATCTACCCAAAAGGTATCGCCAAACATTTCACGCCCAACTTCAGTACCCATACGTTGAAGAAGACCTCTGATTTCTTCCCCAAAAAGAGTGTCCTTGTATCCATCCCAACCATAACTGTAAATAATGTCCTGCAACTCCATGCGTGATGTACCCAGTGATGGGTTTAGGGCATAGAGTGCTTCACGCATAGGGTCAGCAAACGCTAATCGAGTGAACCCGTGGTTTTCAACTAAATACTCGGCAACTGTATCTTTACCTGTACGGGCATAGCCACTAAGTCCAATAATCATTCGTAATCCTCATAATCTGCTCGTTTATCTACCCAGTAGGCTAATGCAACGACTATTCCAATCAAAACAAACGCTATAACTCCTTGAAGAATTAAATTCAAATTCCATACTCTTTTCTGGTCGCTCTAGAGTCATTTGACCTTCGAGTAATTTCACGGCTGACTAATTGAATATCTCGCTCATGGTTATTGAGAAGCATCTCTACTAACTTACGATAAGCGTACTTTTCTTCGTAGTCATTGTCTAGAGCGACAACATCGGGATGAACTGAAACTTCAGCCTTAACTGTGGTTACACGTTCTCCTTTAACTCCAGCGTTCATACGCCTCATTAACATCGTGTTTTCGGTGAACTCTTTCTTCTTCAAAGCAGCACGTTCCTCTAGTTGAGCCATGGCAAACTGTGACGCAATGTAGTCTGTCCATGCGGTCAGCCTAGTGAATAGGAGCCCTAGTTCTTCTGAATTAGAGGCTGTGATGTCTTCTGGCAAAGTTACTTGCTCTGACGAGGGCTTACTAAAGTGTAAGCCCCAGTTTTGAAACTTCTCTAATGCACCCATAGATTTACTCTACATCTTTGTACGCTGAACACTGTGGGCAAGTTCCACCCAAATTGTTGTTACACTTAGGGGCAGTATTTGCCTCTACCGCATCAACCACTTTTTGAGCCTTTTCAAAAACATGTTGAACCAACTCAAAGTCTCGTCTAACAGAAAACTCTTTAAACGATTGGTCAGCCTTTAATTCGTACAGGAATACAATCTCATCAATCTCATGACCCATACGGTTCATCAGTTCTAGATAAACTTGTCCCTGAAGAATGTGGTCAGCAAATGGGCGAGTAATACGTCCCCAAGCCTTCATCAAGTCTCCCTCAGCCTCAGCCATGATTGATGGAGAACCAAACCGAATAGTTCCTGGACCAATTGATTTAATCTCAATCAAGGTATCGTTACCAATACCTTTAATCCAGCCGTCAGTATGCCCAGCAATACGAAGTGAATCATCTCTCAACGTTACTTCGGCGTATTCCAAGCGGTCAGGTCTTCCACAGTTAGCACAAGCCTCTGGTGAAGTTCCCCAAGTCAAGTTGTTACACACTAGGCACTTAAAGTTACCGTGGAGAACACCCATCTCTTGAAACCATGACTGCCATTTAGCGTGAACCTGATGACCAGTGTCAAAAATACTTTGCAACTTTAGGCCAGGATTAGCGGCAACCTTAGGGTATCCCTTCAATAGGAAATACGACCCACGAAGACAAAAGTCTTTTTTAATCATTTCTGAAGGATGGAGCACAGTAGTGCTACGGTCTCCTTTAGGTCTCTTCTGCAAATAGCGTTCAATGTCACCTAGTAGGCGTGAACGAGTTTTCTTTGCGTCTAAGAACCTTTTAAGTTCTGCGTCAGTTACTGTCATTTCCATTCTCCTTTACTTGAAAGATATATTCTTTCAAAGTCATTTTGCTCTTATACTGTCTTTGCCATTTACGAACAAAGGCGTTTCTTTCCCTGTGAGACATGCCGCCCCAAATACCATGCTGTTCATCGGTATTGATGGCTTGCCATAAACACCGTTGCCTTACGGGGCATGATGGCTTTCCAACACTACCATAGCAATACGACTTTGCTTTATCGGCTTGCTTTCTATAAAGTTCTTTATCCCTTGGAGGATAAAAAATTTCTGGGTCTACGCCTTTGGCTGTACACGATGCGGTATCGTACCAAGAGTAGTCGTCATCATGAGGAAGTTTCAAGTTTGTCCCACAATTCTAAAAAGTCTGTTTCCAGTAGGATGACGTAATCTTCCCCGTCAAGATGAATACCAAATACTGGCAATCTTCCATCCATGATGGCTTCATTTGTTATCTTTTTTAACTCTTTAGACTGGATAGTTTTAGATAACTTACCAGTCCACTTGTGCTCTATAAGAAGTGTCTTACTTCGTACATCGCCTTTTCGTGACCAAAAAGCCCCAGAAGCCGCAGTGGTTTGCCCTCCGACTGCCTTAGCGAGACGTTTCTCGTGCTTCTGGGAGTTCTTTTGACCCTCACTCTTCATTGAGGGTAATCTTACCTTCTTTGTAGGCCTTGATAATTCTAGGCACCAAGAAAAACAACTGTTCACGAGTGTAGCAAGTAGAACATCCACAGAATGGCTCGCCTGAAAGAGTTTCAGTAAACTCATCTGGCTCTTCACCGTCAACCATAGACTCACAGTTCCACATGTACTCTTCGTAAGCGGTTTCTAGGTTCTTGGACCACTCATCATCATTTAAAACAAATTCTGGATTACTCATCTGTGTCTGTTCCTCCTACGAAACTGTCTGGTGTTGTAAGAACTTTTTCTCGCAACTCTTCAAAGAAGTCTACTTCTTCACGAATAGAATTAACAAGAGCCTCTTGTCCCTGCCACTTGCGGTCACCATAGTAAATCCAACCACCTTTACGGTCTACAATTTGCTTGACGATTGCCATAGCGGCAACTTCTTTAGCAACATCATAATCACCTGCGGAATAAATACTGTGGTCTGAGAAATAGAAATCCACATATGCTGTACGGCTAGGTGGAGCAGTCTTGTTCTTCAGAGTCCTAATTTTGATACGCTGGCCTACACGAGTTTTATTGACTCCAGTACCAGCCTCAATCCACTCGTCACGACGAACTTCTGAGCGAGTAAAGAAAGCATAATCTTTACCCTGACCTCCTGGAGTTGTGCGAGGGTCTCCGTGCATCACACCAATTTTCATACGATACTGGTTGATGATTAGTCCCAAAATAGGACGTTCGCTTTCGGTTAGGCTACGCTTCATAGCGGCTCCAGCCTTACGGAAGAACTTGTTAGTGATAAGTGCTCCACGACCAACGGTCATTTCGTCCATATTCTTTTCGTTTTCTGGACTAGGCACGAGAGCAGGTAGGCTATCGATAACAATAGCGTCAACAGACTTAGACTCGGCAAAAGCAATAACCACATCATACGCCTCTTCCATGATGTTAGTTTCAATGACAATAACACGGCTAGTATCTACTCCTGCCATCTCTGCGTACTCTGGGACCCATTGTTCTGCGGCAACCCAGACGGTTGTGAAGTCTTCGTTGATTTTTTGGTTTGCGGCAATCGTTTTGAGGGCGATGGCAGTTTTTCCGTGAGAAGGTTCACCAACGAGTTCGTTCCACTGGTTTGTAGGGAAACCGCCTCCGAGGATGTAGTCAAAAGTTGTAGAGCCAGTTGTTGCTCTTTTGATAAGGTCATTTCGGATGTTCCCTCCAATTACAATGGTGTCTACACCAAAGCGTTT